GCTTTATTTGCACAAAACCAAACTTTTGCCGCAGGTAATACTGCGGTAGGATATAAGGCAGATGACGCAAACGTTACAGGATTTCAAAGAACTTGTATTGGTAGCGAGAGTGGTGCTGTAGGTGCTGGACCAACAGGACAAAATATTACAAACTTAGGTTATGCAGCTGCAGAAAGTAGTGCTACTGCTTCAAATGAAGTAACGCTAGGTAATTCATCTGTTGGTACATTAAGGTGTCAAGTAACTAGTATTACAGCTATATCTGATGGAAGAGATAAAACAAGTGTTGAAGATTTACCATATGGATTAGATTTTGTTAATTCTTTACAGCCTAAAAAGTTTGTTTGGGATAATAGAGCAGAGACTAACAGAGATGGAGAAGAATTTTATAGTGCTAAAAAAGGTACTAAAGACATAGGTTTTATTGCTCAAGAACTACAATCAGTTGATAATGATTGGACACAATTAGTTTATGATAACAACCCTGAAAGACTAGAAGCTAGTTACGGAAGATTAATACCTGTTTTAGTAAAAGCAATACAAGATTTATCAGCAAAAGTAACAGCGTTAGAAAACGCTTAATAATAACAATAAATAAAAATGTATAGAAATACAATTACATCAGAAAATACACCAGACAGTCACAAAGCGGTTGTTGTAAGGCAAGTAGATGGTCAATTAGCAGAAGCTGCAGATTCAGAAACTACAGGAGAAAAACTGCAGTGTCTTAAAGATCATTTTCTTTGGTTACTATGTAACGACTTTTACAAAGACGAATGTAGTGTTGAGCAAGTAAGTGGAATGGAATCATATTTACCAGCTAATTATGCAGATGACTACGAAGATTTACCTGAATAGTAGATTTACTAAAACAGGTGTAACTATATAATTATAAAACAATTAACTTAAATTAAATCAAATGGCAAAAATTACAGAAGAACAATTAGAAATAATTGTTAAACATCAAGATGAATTAACAGCGATATTAAATAATATTGGTGCTCTAGAAACACAGAAACACGCTTTACTACATAAAATAGCTGACGTTAACGAAAGCTTAGAAAAAGAAAAGCAAAAAATTGAAGAAGAGTACGGTAAGATATCTATTGATTTGAAAACAGGTGAGTACACTGAAATTAAAAAAGAAGAAGATACTCTAGAAGTAGTTGAGTAATGGATTCAGTTATAAGAAAAATCAGTATTGGTTCTGATTATAAAAATGAAGCTATGCATTATTCTGTTGGCCAGCAAGTGTATGGTGGTCACGAAATAGCTTATATTTTATTTAATGACTCTGATAGTTCTTATAATATACATATAAAGAAAAACAACGAGGTATTACCATGGAAAAAATTTAATTCTAACATGGCTATATCCGTTGAGTATGATTTAGAGTATTAATGAAGAGTCTATACGATTTTATCGTTGAACCAGTTGGCGATAAATACAGCAATACTGTTAACGTAGGTGATAAAAAATTAGTTGTAAATACTAAAATTGAAAACTGGAAATTTGTAAATAGGTTAGCTAGGGTTGTAGAAACCCCAGCTGCCTTTTCAACACCTATAAAGAAAGGTGCTATAATAATCATACATCAAAACGTGTTTAGAACGTTTTATGACATGAAGGGTGAAAAGAAAAAAAGCAGATCTTATTTTAAAGATGATTACTATTTCTGCGCAGTTGATCAGATATATTTATATAAAAATAAAAATAACTGGAAAACTATAAATAACAGATGCTTTGTAACACCTATAAAAAGCAAACAAGATCTAACGCTTAATAAAGAGGCTAGCCTTATTGGTATACTTAAATATGGTAATAAGTCCTTAGAAGCGCTTAATATAAACCCAGGTGATCTTGTAGGGTTTACTCCTAACAGTGAGTGGGAGTTTTTAGTCGAAGATAAACGACTTTATTGTATGAAATCTAATGATATTGTAATTAAGTATGAATACCAAGGAAACGAAGAAGAATATAATCCAAGCTGGGCAGCGAGCGGTAGAGGAGTTAATCAAAGTAGCTAAAGAAGCTATTGTTGATTCAGATGATGATATATCAGCTGATAGACTTAAAAATGCGGCGGCCACTAAAAAGCTAGCTATATTCGATGCCTTTGAAATACTTAATCGTATCGAAGAAGAAGAAAACTTATTAAACGAAAAACCTAAAGAAGTTAAAGAAGAAAGAACTTTTAAGGGTTTTGCTGAAGGTAGATCTAAGAAATAATGTACGAACAAGCATTATACAAAATATTAAAAGATCATATAAAGCCTAAGGTTTTAAAGCGCATGAACCGTTACAAAAAATGGGAGTATGGTTATAACAAAGAACACGATATTGTTATAATAAGTAAAGACGGTACAATAGGTGATATATACGAAATACAAAACTTAAAAATAGCTTTACCTAAAGTTAAAGAAGTACATAAGTTTGAAACGGATAAATGGGAATATACAGAATATCCTAAAGTATTAAAAAAAATAAAGTCTGTATTTGATTGGGAGGAATATCCTTTAGACTTTAAAGAAAAATGGTATGATTACATCGATAATGAATTTACTAGAAGAGAAAAAGGTTTTTGGTTTTATAACAAAGGCATTTCTACTTATATCACTGGCACTCATTATATGTACTTGCAGTGGAGTAAAATTGATGTCGGTCAACCTGATTTCCGAGAAGCCAACAGATTATTTTACATATTCTGGGAGGCTTGTAAGGCCGATGCCCGTTGTTATGGATTGTGCTACCTTAAAAATAGACGATCTGGATTTTCATTTATGGCATCAGGCGAAGTGGTTAACCTGGCAACCATATCCTCTGACTCTAGATATGGAATACTATCGAAGAGTGGACCAGACGCGAAGAAGATGTTTACAGACAAGGTGGTACCAATATCGGTTAATTACCCCTTCTTTTTCAAACCGATTCAGGACGGTATGGACAGACCAAAGACCGAACTTGCCTATCGCGTCCCCGCGACCAAGTACACCCGTAAGAAGCTCGAGACCAACGAGACCCTCAGAGAGCTCGATGGACTTGACACCACGATCGACTGGAAGAACACCGGTGACAACTCGTACGACGGTGAGAAACTCAAACTACTCGTCCACGACGAAAGCGGTAAATGGGAGCGTCCGACGAACATCCTCAACAACTGGAGGGTTACGAAAACGTGTCTACGATTAGGTAGTAGAATTATAGGAAAGTGCATGATGGGTTCAACTAGTAACTCATTAGATAAAGGTGGAGACAATTTTAAAAAACTATACAATGACTCAGACGTCACTCAACGAAATGCGAATGGACAAACTCGCTCTGGACTATATAGCTTGTTTATACCTATGGAATGGAATTACGAAGGATACATTGATTCTTATGGATTACCTGTCTTCGACACGCCTAAAAAAGCAAAGCAAGGACCTCAGGGTGAAATAATAGATTTAGGTGTAATAGAATATTGGGATAATGAAGTAGAGGGTCTTAAAAAAGATCAAGATGCTTTAAATGAATTTTATAGACAATTTCCTAGAACTACCAAGCATGCATTTAGAGATGAATCAAAGGAATCGTTATTTAATCTAACTAAAATCTACGAACAAATAGATTTTAATGAAGATCTTAAAAATTCAATAAGCGTAACTAAAGGTTCTTTTCAGTGGGAGAATGGACACCAAGATAGTAAAGTCGTATTTGTTCCAAATAATAACGGTAGATTTTTAATAACATGGGTACCACCAGTTCATTTACAAAATAAAAGATATAATAAGAACGGTAAAAATTACCCCAGCAACGAACATATTGGTGCTTTTGGATGCGATCCTTATGATATATCAGGAACCGTAGACAAAAGAGGTTCTAAAGGATCTCTGCATGGCTTAACTAAGTTTTCAATGGAAGATGCGCCACCCAATCATTTCTTTTTAGAATATATTGCTAGACCTCAAACAGCAGAAATATTTTTTGAAGACGTATTAATGGCTTGTGTTTTTTATGGCATGCCAATATTAATTGAAAATAATAAACCTAGAATATTATATTATTTTAAAAGAAGAGGTTATAGAGGTTTTGCAATGAATAGACCCGATAAAAAATATAACAAATTGTCTGTGACAGAAAGAGAAATTGGAGGTATTCCAAATTCCAGTGAAGATATAAAACAAGCTCACGCATCAGCTATAGAAACATATATAGAGCATTTTGTTGGATTAAAAGAATCTGGCTACGGAGATGTTTATTTTCAAAGAACACTAGAAGATTGGGCTAAGTTTAATATAAACAATAGAACAAAGCACGATGCTTCTATTAGTTCTGGACTTGCTCTTATGGCCTGTAATAAGCATAGGTATTCTCCAGTAAATAAAAAAATTATAAAACCTGTAGATTTAGGTATCAAAAGATACGACAACAGGGGAACTACATCAAAAATAATAAGTTAAATGAATATATATACTAATTCAAATAGCGCTTTTCCAAGTCAAGTAGTTAGCAATGCTGAAAAAGCTAGCATGGAATACGGTAGCCAAGTGGCTATGGCTATTGAATATGAGTGGTTCAAATCAGGTAGAATGAACGGTAGCGCTTATTTAACCAATTGGAATAATTTTAATACATTAAGATTATACGCTAGAGGCGAGCAACCAGTTCAAAAATATAAAGATGAATTATCTATTAATGGTGATTTGTCTTATCTTAATTTAGATTGGAAACCAGTTCCTATTTTATCTAAGTTCGTAGATATTGTTGTTAACGGTATATCAGAACGTTCTTATGATGTCAAAGCTTATGCTCAAGATCCTGAGTCTATAAAGAAAAGAACAGAGTATGCTTCTAAAATATACGAAGATATGCTGGCTCAAGATTATTTAGATAGCCTAAAGCAGACTTTGGGTATAGATTTATATCAAACTCTAAACCCTGAACTATTACCAGAAAATGAAGAAGAATTAGAACTTCATATGCAACTTTCGTACAAACAAAGTATTGAAATTGCAGAAGAAGAAGCTATATCTTCTATAATGGCTCAAAATAAGTATGAACTAGTAAAAAGAAGGTTAAACATGGATTTAGCTGTTTGTGGAATTGCAGCTGCTAAAACTAGTTTTAATACATCTAATGGAGTCACTATTGATTACGTAGATCCAGCTTACATGGTTTATTCTTATACAGAAGATCCTAATTTTGAAGATATATATTATGTAGGTGAAATAAAATCTATAACAATACCAGAACTCAAAAAAGAGTTTCCAAACATATCTGAAAGAGAATTAGAACGTATACAACAAATGCCAGGCAATAGACAATATATAACTGGCTGGGGTGGATATGATGAAAATACAGTACAGGTTTTATACTTTGATTATAAAACATACAATGATCAAGTTTTTAAAATAAAGCAAACTGATCAAGGTTTAATGAAAGCTATTGAAAAAGACGATAGTTTTAATCCACCAGAAAATGATAACTTTGAGAGAGTTTCAAGATCTATTGAGGTTTTATATCACGGTGCTAAAGTATTAGGAACAGATACAATGTTAAAATGGGAGTTAGCAGAAAACATGTCAAGACCTTATGCTGATACAACTAAAGTAAAAATGAATTATGCTATTTGTTCGCCTAGAATGTATAAAGGTAGAATAGAAAGTTTAGTTAGTAAATGTATTGGTTTTGCTGATATGATTCAAATAACTCATTTAAAGCTACAACAAGTGATGTCTAGAATAGTACCAGACGGTGTTTATTTAGACATGGACGGACTTGCTGAAGTTGATCTTGGTAATGGTACTAATTATAATCCGGCTGAAGCATTAAATATGTATTTTCAAACAGGTTCGATTGTAGGTAGATCACTAACTCAAGATGGTGATATGAATCCTGGAAAAGTACCAATTCAAGAATTAAACTCTAGTTCTGGTCAAGGCAAAATACAAAGTCTTATAAACACATATCAGTACTATTTACAGATGATACGCGATGTGACGGGATTAAATGAAGCTAGAGATGGAAGCACTCCAGATAAAAGCACTTTAGTAGGTCTACAAAAAATGGCTGCTAACGCTTCTAACGTTGCCACAAGACATATAAAACAATCTTCATCTTATTTAACGCTTAGAGTTGCTGAAAACATAGCTCTTAAATTAGCAGATGCTTTACAATTTCCTTTAACAGCAGAATCATTAACTAATTCTATTAGTACTTATAATGTTAACACTTTGAAAGAAGTTGCTAATTTAAACTTGCATGACTTTGGAATTTTCTTAGAATTAGAGCCTGATGATGAGGAAAAAGCTCAGTTAGAAGCAAACATTCAGGTTGCTTTACAGCAAGGCGGTATAGATCTTGAAGATGCTATAGATTTAAGACAAATAAAAAACCTTAAACTAGCTAATCAATTACTAAAAGTCAAGCGTAAAGCTAAAGCTAAACAAGACCAAGAAAACGCTCAGGCTAATATTAGAGCTCAAGCAGAATCTCAAGCTGAAGCTAATGAAAAAATTGCAATGAACGAAGTTCAGAAGCAAGAAGCAATTAGTGGTTCTAAAGTTCAATATGAACAATCTAGAACTCAAATGGAGATTCAAAAAATGCAAATTCAGGCTCAGCTAGATCAGCAAAAAATGCAAATGCAACATCAATTTGATATGGAGTTAGCTAAATTACAAGCCCAAGCTCAAGGTCAAAAGGAACAGCAGAGAGAAGCTTCAAAAGACAAGCGTATAAAAATGGAAGGTACGCAGCAAAGTAAAATGATAGATCAAAGAAAAAACAATTTATTACCAATAGATTTCCAAGAAGATACCGGTGGCCAATCGCAAATGATAGCTACCCCTGAGCAACAAGCTTAAAATTTTATTAATTATTTAATTATATTATATTATGTCAGAAGTAAAAACAAATGAACCTGTTAAACAGGAAGGTGAGTTTAAATTAAAAACAAAAAAGAAAACACCTAAAAAATTTAACGAAACAAAAGATAACATTACAAAAGTAAATGTTAATCCAAAAGAACCTTTGATTGAATTAGAACCAGAGGTTAAAAAAGTAGTAATTCCAAAACAAGAAGAAAAAGAAGATGCCATTCAAATCGGAGAAACAAAGGAGGTATCTGTGGAAGAACCATCCGGAGATAGCGCAAAGGTGGGAGAACCTGTACAAGAGTCCAACGAGGATGTTGAAGGGTTTTCTCCGATCCAAGAAGTAACAGAAGCTGAAGTTAAACAAGTTGAAGCAGAAGTTAAAGAAGCTATAAGAGATGAAAAAGTATTAGGCAAACCATTGCCAGAAAATATTGAAAAGCTAGTTTCGTTTATGGAAGAAACAGGTGGGACAATAGAAGATTATACTCGTTTAAATGCTGATTATAGCAATGTAGACGATAAAACTCTTATAAAAGAGTATTATAAAAAAAATAAACCTTATTTAGATTCTGAAGATCTTGATCTTTTGTTAGAAGATTTTGACTACGATGAAGATTTAGATGAAGAAAGGGATATACGCAAAAAGAAACTTGC